GCTCGATAGTAGATACAACCCAAACGATGCACTCGTTCCCGTTTTCATTCGTGCGGGTCTTGCCGGAATCGTAGATCAACCCGTCTTTAAGCAACTTGCCCCGAGTTGGGCGCAGGGTATCGCCACTCATCTTGAGAACAGACTGCATCTCTTGATCGGTAGCTCCGCGCTCCATGCAATCAACTAGGTACTGATATACGCGAGCGCGCTTTTCACTCATGCGAGGCGCGGCCTTGATCTGCGCTTGAATAGATGTAGCTCTCATCGCTGACCTAGCGCAATCTGCGCGCAGAGATCCTGCACCTGTAAAAGTGAGTTCTCTAGCCCATTCTTCACAATCTGCTTACGGCGCGTTGTAAGATCAAGAGCGCAAATCTCTTCGTAAATCTCAAGGCGAACTCGGGCTTGAATAGCCTTAACCATCTTCTCAACTGCTTCTTGACCTTCAGGAGTATCAAGCACCAACTTCGTGCCATTGATCTTCCAATGGTTTTCTTTACAAATAACTTTCATCAGTAAGCCTTTCTTCAAGCATAAATACGAGTTGTAAGAATCCTAGCCCCACTACTGGAATCACGATAAAAAAGAATACAAGCATTTATGCACCTACCTTTTCTATAATTTTATTAAAAGGAATCCACTCGGTAACATCTCCAAAACGCCTTGGGTTTGGTACTGCTCTAACAGCAAATGTATCTGCATCAAGATATTCAACCTCAGCATTGTAGTTGCCAACTTTGACAACTCTTACAGGTACAGTCACAGTTCTAAAAAATTTAATATTATAAATTGCGCCGACTTCTACATTTTTCTTTTGCATTATGCAATCACCTCTGAGCAGTCATCGCAGAAAACTCCGCTTTGAATTTCAATCGCTTTTGCCTGAGTTGGATCTCCGCAAGCGCAATCGTTGCAAAAGACTCCACCATCTATCTTGTTTGTATATGCAGTAATCATTTCTTGCCTCCAGTTGCTTCGGGGTCGTTCGCCCCTAACAAGAAGAACGATACGCCCACTCAGGGCTAAAGGGAAGGCTATTTGGCAAGTTTTTTACTTTGTTACCAAATCGTTATAAACGAACAGATGTTCTAATTTGCCCCTTATAAGCAATCAAATTCTGAATAAGGAAATACCTCAATCGTTACTTTGTGTTGATTTCCGTAATTTTTAGTAGCTTCAACCGCTATAACCTGTGAGTCATCCTCGTAGCAAATGCCTGTAAGTGAATCAAAAACAGCTCTGATATTTTTATCAATGTCGGGTGGGGTAGTTGGATATTCCCTTTTAACTGTTTTTGGTCGAGCAAATTGAAATCTTATTCTCATACCAACTGGCCCATCTATAAGAGTGGCTCCCGCTTCTTTAGCCTTGAGAGCAAGCATTGACCGATAAACTGCTAATTCTGATCCCTTACTGTGGATGACATGACCGTTAATAACTTTCATGGATCCCTGGCTTACAGGTTTGATGCCCTCCAGTTCAAACTTAATCACGCCTCAACGCTGAGTGTTTCATAATCGGCGTAAAACTTCACCGTTGTACGGCCTGTTGGCTCTTGAAGATGTAGCTCGCGCCCAAAGCGATAAACCTCAATGTCGGTCACCATGAGGTGCTGACCGCCAAAATAAATTACATCGCCAAGGCTTACATCGCTTGCTTTGCGTACTCGAAGAGTTTTCATAGTTCCCCCTAGTTGTAACTCTTACAGAAAATGGTGACACAGATTACTTACTGGTGCAAATCGCTCAAACGCCCCAAAAGCGCCTTTACCGAATCGGGCATAGGAGCGCCCTGCGGGGCTTCGTCAGCCGAGTACCTAGGCGGTATAGCGGTTGGGGTAGTTACGAGCCTCTGAGAGCCGTTTGCGGGCGTTTTAGGTGGCAACAACGGATCGCCCCATCGGTCAGCATTGAGCCAAGTCGAGGCGTGAGCCGTATAGCCGGGGTTTCTGTTGGGATCTTCAGCGTATCTCCGAGCGCCGGCAACGATCTCCTCGGGCGTAGCTCGCCTGATGGCTTTCTCAAACGCCTTGAAAGCCGCGCCCTTGCCTACCTTCAATGGATAAATATTCCAAAACTCATCCCAGTAGTTATTTATGTTATCTGTATTCTGTATTCTGTTATCTGTAAGCGTTTTTTCAGCGTTAGTAACGCGTGATCGGTAGCGTTCGCCACGCTCTCGGCCCTGCTCGCGCTTCTTCTCAACCTCGGCTTTAGGGGTTTGGTACTCGGTGTAATTGACGATTTGATAGCCGCCTTCGACCTCTTCCCAAATGCCAGCCTCGACTAGCTCCTCGGGATCGCCCATGCGCTTAACGATGACCTTGTTGAGTAGCCCATCGGTGAGGTACTTCCCTGAGTAGCACAAGCCTTCGATGTAGAGCCTGAAAGCCGCATCACTTAATGGAAGAATCTTTGGGTTGGCGGGAAATCCGTCATCTAGTTTAATCCAAGTCATTTAATTTCTGCCCCTAAGCCAATTCGTTCAATAGCAATCTGAGCATACTCGGAATTTAATTCCGTACCAATAAAATTGCGCCCATTTGCAAGTGCAACAACCGCCACCGTTCCCGATCCAGTAAAAGGATCTAAAACAACATCTCCTTCCCGAGAGCCAGCAAGAACGCAAGGTTCAACCAGCGCTTCAGGCATGACTGCAAAATGCGCGCCCTTAAAAGGCTTGGTGTTTATAGTCCAAACATCTCGCTTGTTTCGAGTTGCGCTAGGCTTCCAAACATTTCCTGATTTAGTTGCGTGTTTTGGATCATTGCTATCTCCATATTTATTTCCACCAAATCTGATCTTGGCATTTCCAACATTAGAAACCGCAGGTTCTTTAATTGCTTGGTTGTCAAAATAATAACTGCGCGATTTACTAAGCAAGAAAATATACTCATGAGATTTGGTACATCTATCTGTAACGGATTCAGGCATTGGATTTGGCTTTGCCCAAATGATATCTTGGCGTAAATACCAACCGTCTGCTTGCAAAGCAAAAGCAACGCGCCAAGGTATTCCAACGAGATCCTTTGGTTTTAATCCATCTGGAACTATTGCGGAATGTTTCTTTTCCATATTACGCTCATCGTGAGCCGCACCAAGATTTCCCGCAGGGCCTTTTCCGCTTCCCGAATAGCTATCTCCAATGTTAAGCCAAAGCGTTCCGTCATCTCTTAAAACACGCCAAACTTCTCGAAATACCTCAACCATTGAATTTACATATTCTTGCGGACTTTCTTCTAGTCCAATCTGTTCATTTTCACCATAATCTCTTAAACCCCAATATGGGGGAGAAGTTATACAGGTCTGAATAGATCCATCTGGGATTTCCGCAAGCCTTGTTCTTACATCTCCAACCAAAATAGTTGCACTCATTCCTCGCCCCTTAAAAATCCAACTGCCTTATCAAAAGCAAACTTAATCCACATCGCGGCAGTACCTTCCTCGGGATCTTTGGTCAGCACCATGAAATCTCTAGCCTCTTCAAGATCGCCGGCAACCTCTGACCTGATTCGAGCCTCTAAGCCCTTCTCGTAATCTTCTAACCTCTTTATAAGATCGTAGTGATTTAAGTGGCATTTCCTTAAATCTTTCTCTAGGCAGAACGATTCGTGAACCGTGATAAACGCGGTCTCCGCTTCCTGAAGAATAGTTTTCATCTAGAACCTCCTATGGCTTCCTCTAGCGTAATGCCAAAGTCCTCTAAATGACGGCGTACTGGGTTCATGTCCGTGTCGTGAAGATTGCCGTTGCGGATATACACGCGCTCTCGCCTCGTAAAGCCTCCCCAAATCCCGAACTCCTCTTCCATGCCGGCTTTGAGGCACTCCTTCTGTATCAAGCAAGTAAAGCAAATCTTGCGTATAGCTCGATTATCTAACTGGCGCTCTCGCAGGTCGGCCTCTTCATGGTAGAAAATCTCGGTGTTGAGTCCTCGGCAGTTAGCCCTATCCCAATCCGTTCCGCGTACATTGATCTCTCTCACTTGCCAACACATCCGATCTCGCCAGTAGGGTCATAGAACTTGCAGTAATGCCGGCAGAAGAAAGCCGCTGAATTTTCCGGAGCAGGTGGCTCGGTACGCGACTTCACATCGGCTACCCACGCCCTAGCCTCTTCGACCAGTTTAGGATCGTAGTCGGCTTGCCAGACTTTAATATCGCTCATCTTGCCGTCTCTAGGGATGAATACCAGCCCTACGGTTTTAACGGGGTATTGCTGAGCGATCAGGCTTGCGTAAATATTGACCTGCATTTTCTGTTGCTTGGTAGGTAAGCCGCCCTTTGCCAACTTCGCTAGGGTCACGCTCTTCCAATCAAATACCGCTTGATCCTTGCGTGAGTAGAAATCGCAGTTGCCTACGAAGTATTCATCCTCAAACTTCTCTTCTAGGAGAAAGTCATCGCCAAAGATATCTGCGGCTTTCATCGCCTCAAAGATCGCGCCGTGTATCGCCGTTCCGATTATCGCCGCTAGGTTCTCGGTGTTGTGATTGGTAGCCGGGGTCTGCTGAAGAATGTGCCAAGCCTGACGGCGGCAACCTCCAACCGATGATGCCCCGAGAGCTACCTGCTTAGATCGCTCTCGGTTTGAGTCTGCATCTTTAAGCGCAGTTGTAAGAGTCTTGATTATGTCCATTTATAGAATCCTCCACTTCTAATAAGGTGCTAAAGTCAATCGTGCATTTGGTACAGATAAAGACCTTGTACGAGTTATACCAGCGCTTATGCAGTTTTCTATCCAACTTGGAACAGATTGCACAAGCCGCCATTAGTAAACTCCCGAAGCCTCAGCCGCGAGAAGATACTCGCTTGTTTGGCAGTTCGGGCATACAGGCTTTTGCTTATCGGTCTTGACGAGTTTTACGCAGTTATCGCAATATAAAGTAATCATTACAACTCCAATGTGGCTTTGATGGATGAGCTAATAGAACGGGTGATATCTACCTGAGTGCGGATTCGATTCACATTGGCCCGGCAAGCCTTTACTGATGCTTCGGCTATCGCTAGGCGTAGGTGCATGGCTTCGTTCTCAATAAGCGCCTGATCCTCGCGCATAGTCGCGGTCATCTTAAGATCAGAATGCGAGTTCTTCATACGAGATTTAGCCATTGCGATTTCATAGTTTGCTGAGGCAGAGTGGAACTCTTGCTCTGCTCCTACTAGATCGGCGTGTGCCTCATCCATCTCTTTAGATAGATCAAAGAGGCGCTTTTCTACTTGTTGCGGTGTAATCATTACAACTCCCTACATTTCCACCCGTTACGGGTCTGAACGATCATGTGCGAATCTTCCTCGGGCAAATAAGATTTACCGCATAGGCAAACCCTTAAATCTTCCTCGGTCATTTGAGCAGTAGCCCAATCTCATACATACCGATTAGAAAACCAAAGAACGCGGCGTTCCAAAAGATATAGCGGACTACTGTGCGAACTTGATAGTAGCGAGGCGAGCGACTTTGAGGGAGCGGGTGCATCATGCTCATTTGGTGTTCTCCAATACCTTCTTACGATCCGCGACTGCCTTCTTGATCGTAGTGTTGTTAGTTGGGATATCTAGGAGATTTGCTTCGTTGCAACCCTGATAAAACAACTTGAGTTCTGCAACCGAATCAATATTTGCAACCTGCTCTAGCGCTTCTACTGCCAACGCCTTCTGCTCATCAGTCCAAGCGGGTGCGGTGACAACTTGCTCTTCGCGGCGAGCTACCTTCTGCATTTCTTCGCGCGATGGGCGCTTACCCTTTGCGGCAAATCCACCATTCGCTAAGGCGCGGCCCAAACATGAAGTCTCGCAGTTCTCGACCCACGCATCACGATTTACTGGCGATGAGCCTTTGATCTCTTCCGCGATTCCAGTTGCAATCGGGTTAAGGTCATTGCGATCCGCGTAGATTGATCCGATCATCAAGATCGAGTTCTCGGTCTTTTCTAGTACCGCAGTATGAGTGCGACCATTTGGATATTTTTCCCAAAAGCGTTCTAGTCGAACTTCTACTGGTTCATAGTTATCTAGGTTGTAAGCCATTGCCGTTCCTTCCTAATCTGCCGGGATTGGCATTAGTAGGACTGTAAGGGATGACACCCCCAAAAGGCAAGGATCTTGTAAGGTGTTTTACCGCTATCCTTGGGGCATGATTTCAGTAATGGTGCGGGTATATGACTTAGAGGTAGAGATCCAATCCAGCGAGAATTTCCCTGACCATTTAGACGATATCTGCAATAGAGCTACTAAGCTCTTTGCTGAGGCCATAGATACTATGAAGTTGTCCAATATCGCCCTTACGGGCGAAGATTTGATTGACGGCGAAGAACAAGGCTAAAATCCTCACCCCCCCTGAAAAGCAAATAAGCCCCCACTCGCCATTGAGTAGGGGCTATTTTGTTGAGTTAAAAAAAATATTTTTTGGGGGGTATCCATATCCTACGGATATGTCTTAGCCCCCTTGCGTTTATTGCAAGCACCGTGAGAAGGTCTGACATTGGCAAGCGTATCATCGCCACCTTTGGCAATCGGCACTACATGATCTAAGTGCAACCCCATTTCCCACCCTTCCTGTCCAACCTTGCGGGGCAGGGATAAATCAATAGCCTCAGCGCATATATGGCAGATCGCTCCGTATAAGTCCAAAACATCTTGCGTAGTGTATTTCTCGGTAAGAGCGTTCATCTTTCTAGCCCTGCGCCTATGATAAGCCCGAGCAGAGACTTCGCGCCCCTTTTTAGATTTGATATATTCTCGACCTTTTTCCTTACGGCTTTCTTGAACTTCAGGGCGAGAGCGATATTTGGCGCGGGCTTTTTTGTTTATTTCCTTAGCGCGCTCAGGATTGCGAGCATATTGTTTGGCTGCCGCTATACGCTGAGCTACTTTGCAAGGCTCGCAAGTCGGTTCTTTTAATTTTAAATGGCGGTTATATCCACCGCGTGTACCGCAAGATGCTACGGGTCTGTTATTCTTATTCATGTACGAACTCCTTACAGTTTGTGCCAGCCTCGGGGTGTTTCCGCACCGCCGAGGCATTTATTCTAGCACTTAATCTAGCCACACCTGATACTGAGAAGTTAAGCGACCTTTTTCGGGATCAACAAAGGACAATCGTTGGCTAGGCGCACCTGATACTGCCATTGAATCTCTAGCGTAGCGGTTATCTGATTCGGTGCTACCTGTCCAGTAGATAGACCCTAAGCCATCGGCTAAAGGTTCCTGAGCGTGGCGATGGTAATGGCCAACCCAAATATCTCTGAAATCCCACCCAAAGGAAGACTTCCAGCGATTACCGGCAGCAATCCAAGCGCTAGGAGAAGCAAAGCCTCCGCGACCAATTTCGTCACCATGCATAAGAAGAGCGCGATAGTTACCGATCTCAACTTTCTGAATATCCTCGGGATCATCTTCCCAAGTCAATCTCTTCTCGCCTGAAAGTAATTGGCGCGACATTTCGTAAGTCATTCGATCAATGTTATCTTCGCGTGGAACCTCATCGCGCTTTGATCCAATTCTTCCGTGATTTCCAGCAGTAGCGATAACTGTTACCTTCTCAAAGTGAGATAGTAGGTAACGCACAAAGTCCACCTCTAGGCGAGAAACTGTAACGAATTGCCCAAAGAGAGAGTTATCAATCTGCCAGAGCTGAGCAGGGTAGTTGAATAAACCCTCAACCATATCCCCGCCAAACATAACCACGCACTCTTTAACCGGATGATGAGCGCGTTGTAATTCTGTTAGCGCAACTACCTTTTCGGCAAACTGCATAACGCGCCTACGCATAATGTCTGAGTTGTAACTTGTCGTTACTTTAGAACCCTGCCAGTCAGTTGAATGGATAAGGGCTACCTCTGGGCGAATCTTGCGCTTGTCTATTTTAGGCGCGACAACAGAATTAACGCCACCCATTGCAAGCATCGCTTCAAATGCTCCTTTATGAGTTGCCTCAACAAGTTCGCTAGTTTTTAACTTGATCTTTGCAAGTTCCCTTTGCGTATTGAGTAGGGCTTTGCGAAGATCGGCAATCTGCGGATCGGGTTCTAGGTTGTCTTTTAGGCTCATTTGGCGCACTTACAAATCTTTTTAAGATGCTTGTCCACACTTGCCCAAGCAACCGAATATCCTTCTTTTTGAAGTGCGGTCAATAGACCATTGGTAGATATTTTCTTTTCTATTGCCCCATCAAATGCTTTTTTATCCTCATCGTTTAACTGATAATAGATAGTAGCAACAGGACATAGTGCAGATTCATAATGAACGGTTGATAATCTTTCGGCTAGTGCCATAGTTAAACCTCCCCTTGAGAGAAGGGTAACAAACAAAAAAGACCCCCACCAATTAGGTGAGGGCGTGTTGAATGAAAAAGTTATTCTGTGAGGTTGTTCTGATACGGCGTAATGATGTGAGATTCGGATGCGATGTTGGGTTGGCTTGGTGGATTATGAGGAACGGCAGCGCCACCCATAAATGACGGAACGACAAACATCAATACTTTCTTGATATCGGTTGAAAAGCCGGTAGCGCCCCAAGCGGTCATGCCTGTACCTGCGGCAAGGGTAAGAGCCTTTGGATCGGTCAGTTTTAATCGAATCATGGCAACTTCTTCATCAGCTCGGTATAGGTTGCTTGGTTAATACCTGTAATTGGCAGTTTATTGGCGCTCTGAAAGGTTTTGACGGCATAGGCTTGGGTATCTGACCAACCGCTATTTTCGTAGGCTTGTGGGAGCAACCCTGCCTTAAATAGAGCCTTCTCAACGGCAAGCACCGCAGCAGTTTTGCTAGTCGGCTTGTAATCGCTCGCGTTCCATGCGGGCGCGGAAAAGGTTATAGTTGGCTTGGTTGTGGCGGGGCTTGTGTTATGGGTGACGGCTACGCCACCTGCACCAAGAGCAGTAGCTCCGGCAACGCCCCCTGCTACGAATTTATTTGTGCCTAGAGATTGAGCAGGTTTAATAGTTGTTGAATAGGCAGGGCGAACAATCGCCATGACATAAAGATAAGGGCGATGGCGAAGATAAACTCCACCCCCATTGGCTTGTGAGGCTGAGAGCGCATGATCAGGTGAGGTGTTAGCGCCAACCGTTGTAATGCCATCTTTGCTTGCGCCTACGATGATCTCAACATGAGAAGCCTGACCATTACCCTCAAAAGAGTAAAAAACTAGATCGCCGGGCTGACCATCATATTTGGCAACTACTTGATTATTGCGCTGAAACCACGCTAATCCAGCAGGGCAGTAGGAAAAGCCTTTAGGAGTCTGCGCGGCTATTAAATGAGATAGATTGTTTTGAGCAAATACCCACGATACAAACATAGCGCAGTATGGCGCGTTAGGTACGCCATACCAATCGCCGTAAGGGTTGGCATTATTCGCGCCTTCAACAAACCCAACTTGTTGTTGTGCCGTGTGGACAATATCAAGCGCGTTAGCCATAGGTTACTTAGTTGCTTCTGTTGCAACAATCTTCTGAGCATCCGCAAGTGCGGCGGCAACGATTGGGGCGGTAAGAGTTGCTGGCGCACCTGTTACTTCATCAATTTGATTAACAAGTGACTTAGGGTTTACGCGAGCAAGGATTGGAGCAAGCAAGCCACCAACTACTGCCTTACCTGCAACTACCTTGAGTGAATCGTGTGGAGCGATTTCGTGTGCAGCAAGACCTGCGGCAAGGATGCCGTAGAAGTAATGCTCGATATATGCTGCTTCTGACTTGCTGATCTTGAAATTAACTTTACTTGCCATTGTCATCTCCTGAGATATGTTCGGCGGCTGGTAATGTGCCAGCCTTTCTAAATCTTAGCGCATCCCAAAGCGGGGCAGGAATGGCGTGAATACCAAAGTGAGTGCGGTGGTGAGCTACGCAGAGAACCTCAAGATTGCCTGGGGATTCAATCCACGCTTGAAAGTCCTCATCGTTCTCAAAGTGCAACCCAAACGCCTGAGCCACCTTTACTGGATCGGTGTTCTCAATCTGAGAGAACTCAATGGTGGAGTGGTGGAGTTCGGCTTCGCCCGAGCAGAGATCGTCATTAACTACGCACTTCCAAAGCCCTTGGCGCTTGATGCGAGCCTTAGCCTCGTTGAACATATTGTAATGAGGATCGTCAGTTCTTGGCGCGTGTTCGGGAACATTGGTAATCATGTGGAGCGTTAGATGCTCTGAGTGTGCATCCGTCATTCTTTATCTTCTAGCAAGTCATGTAAGTGTTCAATCTCTTGCTTTTCCAATTTGAGAATATGGCGAATGATTTGAGCATCACGCTTGGTTTGCCCGATCATGGCGATACCGATGATGAGTTCAACTGTAACTGCAAGCCATGAGGCTAGGTTCATCCACTTAACATAGGAGGCATCATCGCCAAACCAATGAGGGCGAATCCACCACACAATCGTTACGGCAGTCCAGCCGATCACAAAGAACCAGTTGCGGATTAGCCCCTGAATCCACCAAGAAATCTGTTCTGAGAAGGTAAGAACATCACCAGTAACAGAGTGAATATATTTTTTCTTGAACACTTAATCTCCATCCGGGAATTTATCTCTAGGGTCAATCCATCTAAGCAATACAGGAACTAAGGCGGCTACGGAAGCCTGAATGAGAAGGTCGGGTTTAATTAGGTCTTTAGCGTGTAAGACAATCTCAAAAGCTACAAAAGTTTCAAACCAAGTAGCAACAATTCTGCGCCATTTAATCATTCTTCAATTTTAGATTTCAGGACTTCAACATCTACTTTGATTGTCTGTTGGTTCTCTATAAGAAGATCAACTTTGTTGATAAGCCCGGTCTTGCCTTCATTGTAGAGAGCGTATTCAACTCTGCGCATCCGCGAATCCATAGCGTGAAAGTGCTTGATAAGCCATCCAATACCACCGAGGATCATGGCGGCTACTGCGGTGTAATAGTAGATAGCCCCTGAGAAATTGGCTTGATTTACAAGAACATCGCTAGTGGCGGCTTTGAACATAGTTGCACCTTTCGGTTATGGTTTGATTCCCTGCGTTCCTACTACATCGGGCTTATCTGTGACTGCCGTTGTTGTAGTTGGCGGGGTTTTGAGGGCGGTTATTGTTGCTTTAAGGAGTGCGATCTCTTGGGCTTGATTTCCAATAGTTTCGCGCATTTCCTTTAATACTTCGTCAATAGGTAGTTCCATTATTTGCCTTCTAACTTAGTTAAGCGGTCATTGATTTCTTTTAATGCCGATATGGTGAATACGCCTAATTTATCATAAGCAATAGCATCTGGTTGATTATCTTTATTGTAAGTAACCATTGGTTTTAATTCAGGAATTAAATCCACATCTTCTGCAATTAAACCAAATTGTTTAACATTTGGGGTATCGGATACTTCTGCCTTATATGTAAAACTTACTGGATTAAGTTTAACAAGGGCAGAAAGATAACCAGTATTATCAATTTTTATATTTTCTTTATATCGCCGTGAAGATGAATTGTAATAAAATCTACCATTAGACGATCTCCACCAAACGGCGTAATCGGTTGAACTGTTGTAAGTAGTCATTGCGTGAACTTGAAGATTTCCACCTATATCGGCAGTTCCAGATGTAGTAAGCGATGCGGCAGTAAGCGCTCCGGCGGCTGACCAATTATAGATACCAGAGAATCCAAGAGTTACTGAATTAAAGGTAGCATCTCCAGTAGAAGAATTAAGGAAGAAAGCACCGCTACCACTTAAATAAGTTGAACCAATCGTAAAACCACCAACGGTTCCAGCAGAAGCATGGATTGTTCCTGTGATATTTGCGCTAGTGGCGGTAAGATTTCCTGAACTATCTACATGAAAAGTTCCTGATCCGTTATTTATATCAAACCCTACAAGATTTCCAGCCGTTATTTGAGTTGCTTGAATAGACCCTGCATAAACATAAGATGAAGATATTTGAGTGGCAGTAATGGTTCCAGCGGCAATTTGAGTTGCGGTTATTGTTCCAGATGTAATAACGCTTGCGTTTAATGATCCTGTTTGAATTCTGCTTGCAGCAAGATAGCCTGTTGAAATATTGCCAGCATTAATGTTTGATACATTAACTACGCTTGCATCAATAGTTCCTGATGTAATTTTATTAGCAGAAAAATTAGCAAGAGCGTTTGTTCCAAGCGATGTTGGACTCCAGCCAGAACCAGTCCAATAAGAAATTGCGTTATCAGAAGAAGTGTTAAACCACATATCGCCAGTAATAAACTGAGTACCTGTGTATGGGGTTGTTGGGGTTGATCCTTGACGATAAATAGCGTTCTTGCCATTAGCGGTACTTTGAGCAGCAGTAATAGCGGAATCTTGAGCAGAAACCCAAAATGAACCATCCCAAATAAAAAGTTTGTTTCCTAATGCCGTATCAATCCATTGGTCATTAACTGCATTGGCGGTTGGGGCGGTTCCTGAATAAAAAACTGTGTTCTTTGTGCCAGCAAGGGCAATGGCGGTAGTGGCTTGGGTATTAGCAAATTGGGCGGCAGTAGTGGCTTGAGTTGCAAGAACGGTAGCTTGAACCGCCGTTGCTTGCGCGGCATCGGCAGTATCCTGCGGCCCACTAGGGCCAGTTTCTAATTTACGCAAACGATCATTTATGGTTGCAAACATATCTTGTATGTTTGGGGTCATATTGATATAAGACATTAGTTAGTCACCACCTGTCCTGTGCCAAAAAGCGGTTTAGTAAGAGTGACTGTAATTCTATCGGGGCCGTTTTCGCCCGGCTGAGCGTTCATAGCCACAATTCGATATTGGGTACTTAATCCGTTAGGAAAACGATCATCTTGTAAGACAAGGCGAACAAAATCACCTACGCCATAAGTGCCAAATTGAGGATCGCCATAAGAAGGCAAGACCACCTGAACAGTAGTTGGAGGTTGGGATATAGCATTGAGATTGCCAAGAGTAATAGAACCAAGAAGCGGCTTGCTAACCACATCGATAAGGCTGATGGAATCTTCTAAGAGCGCGGCGGTTCCGGTAGAGCTGATAGTTCCACCTGTTGTATCGTCAGTAGCGGTGGCTTGATATTTATTAACATTTGCGCCATAGCCCAAACCATAAAGGGTATTAGCAGATTTAATGCCATCTTCGGGGAAAGTGTATTCAACAAGATTGCCTGGAAATTGAAATACTGTAGTGGCTAAACTTAAACCATTGCCAAGGTAAGGCGATCCCATAGCAAAGTTTTTAACAATTTTGTTAGATGATGAACCTTCGGCTGACTGGGTGTAGGTAATAGCAAAATCAAAGAATGGCTGAGCAGTACCCACATCAAGACCATCAGAAAGGTCTTTAATGGCCTGATACAACTGTTTTAATTCAAAGTTGTAATAAGTGCGGCTGACCGAATAACCTGAGGTTGTAGTAGTGGTTTTTAGCCCAATATTGCCATGAGATACGCCTTGAGCGTAAGAGATAAGATCATTAGCAATATAACAAGGATCTTTTGAAGTGTAGGCAATTTGAGTGTGGCTTGTGGAATAGTAACTAGGGTTATTAGCCGATGTGATTCTTCGCCGAGTAAAGTAACTCATCATTTCTTGAGCAGTAATACTAAGGATTTGAGTTGAGGAATCCCAACTGCGATCCCAAATAATTCCACCCCATACAATTTGATCGCCATACATTACATAAAGGCAAGTTTGAGAAGGTGAAGTTCCGTCAAGGGCGTTCATTCCTATAACATCAATACCTGACAAAAGGAGATCGCCTGTAAATGTTCCAATGCTATTTAGTTGCTGAGTAAAATTTACATTTGTGAATGGCAACTCAGAGAGAATTGGATTAGGCGTTGCACCGTTCTGCCATAGGGCAGTAGTCATATATCGAAATTCTGACATTAGAGATACGCATTTCTGTAATTAATTTGCATAGTTCCGCTACTCATTGTCCAGGTTGCTGAACTTTGTGGTGGCACATTAAGCCAATAGTAACCTGAAACAAAAGTATTTCTAGCCGAAGTTGCGCCCTGACCAATGACTCTTTGAAGAAGGTCAATAGTCATTGTTGCGCTACTGCTCGTAGAAAAGAGCATATTGTAAGTGCCGTCAGAAATGGTAAAGGTTGATGGAGTTGTTGTTATGGTGATGTAAGGGCAAGTTGTGGCAGTTCCGTTATTTACAAGGGAAATAGAGCTACCCGAACCAGTTTTGGCAGTATCGTCATAATAACGAGGGTCAGGGAAAAAGAATTCAACTTGAGTGGTGATATATCCGTAAGTGTAATCAGGATCAATAGAGGTTTCAATTTTGCGAACTCTGCCATACATACGCTTCAAACCTGTAACTGTGGAGTCACCGGCGAGAGATTCATTGACAAGTTGGAATTGGAATAAACCAAATATTTGCAACTGAGAAGGTGTGCCAATTTGTAAAGGCATAAAGGCGGTTTGTAACTGCTTGTAGTAATACTGAGCGTTGTGAGTTCCATCGCCAATAATGACAATATCAATCGTAACTGTTCGACCATCATAGAAATCGCGCCCTGAATACGAGCCGTCAATATAACCTCGGTTATCATCTTGAACACGCAAAGGCGGTAGGCTGGCAAGCCCATCTACATTCTCAACAATGTAAGGCGTTCCCGATCCAAAGATAAAACCATTGTAAGCAAACTGATATGGATTTAGACTTGATACGCTTCCCATTATTTGCCTTTCGTAACGCCTAGTGTTGCTTGTTTTGTAACTTGTGCAGCAACCGCGCTAGGGTTTGGATTATTAATAATATTAGTAATTGTAACTGATCCAGTCTTGGCTGATTTGCTATATCCGCTTTTTGCTTTGCTTGTCTTTGTAGATGTGTCATAACGAGTTACACCACGACCAGCAAGATTGGGAGTAACACTTGGTTTAGGGGTTGGTGTTGCAACTTTAGAAGCACCCGATGAAGAGAGATCTTTATGAAGCAAAAAACCGCCATAGACTGCGGCAGCTCCAGCAAGGGCGGCAGTTGCGGCGGCTACGCTAATACCACCCGTTGCAAAGGCATCTGCAATAGCGGCTGCGGCTGCGGCATCTCGAAGTGCTTGATACGCTTTAATCATTGTGCCAATAGCAGATATGATTCCGGCAACTTTAGGAACTGCCCAAATAACGGCTAGGGCTACGCCAAGACCTTCAAAAATTGTCTTGTGATCGCTAATAAACTTGAATAACTTTTCTAAGCCTGGAATACCTGTATTAGTAATCCAGTTGGTGAGTTTTGTAAGGGTTGGTACGAGTTTAGTTCCGACCTGAACTTCAAGCGCTTGGAAGTTAGCCTGAGCGACTTGAATAGATCCTGATAGCGTGTTTTTAAACTGATAAGCCGCACCGCCAGCGCGTGATTCAATAGCCTTAAGGATTTCAGCAAAAGAAGCGCCTTTAGGAATTGTCTTACCAAGGGCAAGACCTAGATCGCCAAGACCTTTAGCTTGACCAATAGAGGCACGAGCTACAAGAGTTCCTGCATCGGCAAGGGATATTTGTTTAAACCGAGCAAGATCGGCTGCGGCTCCAAGGCTATTAAGGGCAAGTTGTGGACTACCTGAAGCGGCGGTCATCTTGGCTAATGCGCCGTAAGTATCGTTATAGGTAAATCCAAGAGCCATCATTGCTTTAGCGTGTTCGTCAATAACAGGCTTAGCGGCGGCAAAACTAACGCCAGTATTTTTAACGGCTATCTCAAGATTAGCCTGAGATTTCTCAACGGTATCAAGAGTCTTTACGCTGGCAATACCAAAAGCAGCAAACGCTCCACCCAATCCAAGGATTGCCGTACCGGCAAGTTTAGAAGCTTTTTCCATTTTACCAAGAGCGCCACTAGCAAGAACGCCATTCTTTTCCATTGTTGCAAGTTCTTTATTGACTTTGCCAAAAGTAGCAAGAGCTTCAGTAGCTTTAGCCTTTATCTCAAAGAGAACTGGGGGAAAGAACTCTGCCATAGTAGCCTCCTAGAGAGCCAAGTGTTTGCGGATAATGCCAAGTGCCATAGGTCTAAACTTTTCCCACGCTGGCTTCATATATGGGAACTTTGTATCTTTAGGCCAGTTGCCCCCACCAAGTTCAACCCTGCGACCATAGATAATTGTTGGGCCAACTACGGCTGAATAGGTGGCAAACCCCTCGCGCATCTTCTCGCCCTTAATAGATCGGCGCAAGTTGCCTGTGCGGTTCATTGGTGGCTTGTTGGGTTCGGCTTTAGTACTAGGTTGGCGCTTGCCTTTAATTTGTTCTTTAGAAAGTTGAATAAGTTGAGTCATCATCTCATCGCGCGCCATACGAGCGCCATCATCAATACGAGTCTGAGCCTTTAAAATTGAACGCATAACTTCAGGAATGTTGTTCTCGATCATTTTCAACCTCCTTGACTATGCCCCATATTTTGATAATCCAATCAACTATTTCTGCGGGTTGCTCGTCTGTTTCTTGAGGAGTCCAACCAAATTCTTTCGCGCATAAATAGTAAAAATATTCTTCATAAGGATAATCAAAGTTTTCGTTAGTTTGATTACCTTCTATAACCCACTTTAGGCGTTCAACTCTCCTAAAGGGCTATCGGGGTTCTGCTGGTTAGCAGGGGTATCGGTAAAGTCTGTAAAGATAGCCGATTGAGCCTTAGCCGCTTCTGCCGCTAAAGCATCGTAGTCAGGCATAGTTAGCTCATCAAGTGAGACGATGTGAATTGATGGGATAATAAGGTCAAACGACCACGACTCGACAAGAACCGCAATTAAGCCATCGGTCATAGACATAGCCTGAAGCAAGCCTTCTTGACCATTAGCCGCCGCAACAACCTTCTTGCGATCTTTCACGCGTAGGGTTGATGGGTCGCGCAATACTGCGGTGTTACCTGATGGGAGCGTAATAGTTTTAGACATTGGTTTCCTTCCAACTTGCCTTCGCAATAATAGCCCGACTAGGAGAGGGGAAGGCGGCCTCTCCTAGCGGGATTCTATCGGTTACTGGAATGTTCCGCTTGGGAGTGCGTTCTGAAGCGTGAACTTAACAGGTGAATAGCCAGCAGTTGCGCCAACATCTGTTGTATTTCCAAGACCTTCGATATCTACGGTCACTTCAACATAATCAGCGTTGCGCTCAATCGCGCCAGTTACATAAGCACCCTTTGAGAGAGTGAAAGCAACCTGAGTAGCAGTTGCACCTGAACCTGTTGAGAAGTTGAAGGTAAGGGCTGGCTGAGTGTTGGTGATGTAACGAGTAAGTTCTGCATCATCCTGCATAACAAAGGTGATCTTACCCTTAGCAGTTAGCGCGCCAAGAAATACCTGATATGGGGATTGAGTATTAGATAGACCCCAAATAGCTTCTGACTTGCGTGAGAGATCAAGGGTTCCGGTACGAACATAAGCGATCTGCGATCCACCAACTGTTACCGTTCCAGTCCATACCTGAGTAGGAAGAACTGTTGAGAACGATGGGGCTGGAGCAGTTGTAGTAACTGATGGGAAGCCCATAGCCTTGACCGTGTATTCCAACATTCCGTCAGCGTTGAATGTAAGACCAAAGTCTGTAATTTGAGCGCCTGGATATTGGCGTGTGTTGGCTGAATAGAAGTCTGTGATGGTGAGAGCCTTTGGCTGAGCATCGCCAGTTGTTCCTACGGCGTTCTTAACCGCAATAGCGTGTGTGTAAGGGGCTGATGAACCTGTTGTGGTTACATCGCCAAGTACGCCAGCGATCCAGTAGCCGATTGTGTCTGCAAAGACTGGCCCACCAAAGTCAATGGTTGTGTGACGGCGGCCCTGAACATAGGCGTAGTTCTCAACGAGTGAGCCACGAAGCCCTGTGTCGTAAAGAGGTGCGATTACATCAACAGGCTTAAAACTGTTCATGGTAACTGGCACAAAGTTTGTAGCCGTTACTGGTGTTCCTTTTGTCGTTTCTAGGGCAACGCCTAAATACGACTTAACGGATGGTTGTGCTAGTGCCATTATTCATCTCCTACTGTTGGCTTGGACTTGGTGGACTTTGATGAAACATTTGCTGCGCTGAAATCTTCAGGCGCTTCAAAGGTGTCATTAGGTTGAACTGTTACTGCGATACTTGGGAAAACTCGCTCATCTGAGCCTGTATAAGTGAACTGCATGATTACTCCTATGCGTTGATTACTTGGGTAACATCAAATCGAACAACCGCCCAAGTTTCGGTAGCAGTACCATTGGTGGACATTGGTTCGCCGTAAGATGTGTTAATGACTGGTTCTGCCGCTTGCCATACAAGTACACCTGACTTATCGCCAAACTGATGATCTGAGCGAAGGCGGTTCTTGAGGTTGTCTATCACTCGGTCAAAGTCAGCCATAGCATCCTCGGCATCATTTTCTAGCGAATGATGAAAGAGCTGAATTGCTACTGAGTAATCAACCTTCTTGATGCCAGTAGCCACACCTGCTGAGGTATAGCCACCCAAGCCGATACGAGTTTCGGTTTCTGACTCAATAAAGACTACGGCAGCGCAACGGCTTCTCTGAGAAGGTAGGGCATTGACCTCAAAGTTAATACGCTTAGGAAAAGAGGTAAAGACCTGATTAATGCCATCTACCTGCGGTGGCTTGATGAAGGTGGCAATAGTATCTCGGGCTTCTTTGCGACCTACTGCCATTATCTGACCCTACGATAAGGGGTAAGGAGTTCTTTAGCGAGCGCAATATCTTCGCCCATCTTATCCTTGCCCGCAACAGTTTGACCTGCGGTATTTGAGATCGCCATAGTCATTGAGGAATCGCCACGAACCTTGAGCATTGCAGTAGTCACCAAGATCGCTGCTTCTTTGACGGCTGGCGGTAGTGCTGAGATTGAAACGCCGGTTCCGTGTGAGTAAGCCAAAGGCGAGGCAAGGGCTACTGTGGAATTGCCGTAGGTGTGGTTGCTGGCGATTGTGACTAACTCTGAGTTGAAGCCGTCATAGATTTGTAGGCTTGAATTAGCGATGATACCTGTTGGATCTGCGACTACCAGGGTGGATTGCCCTGCGGTTGCGCTTGTAATGGTCGTATTGGCGTAGCCAGCAACATACTGAAGATTAACAAACAACTCACGGCGAGGAGTCATTGGCAAGCCGAATTGGAGTGGGCCTTGGGTGGTGTAGTTAAAGCTGAGATTGCCAATCGGCATAATGATTTGAGAATCCTCAATCCACGCAACGGATGGATCAACGATTGGGTTCATCTGAGAAGTAGGGTTGCCGTAACTGAAAGCAATAACGGCAAGAATAGGGTTGTAGCGTGGGTGGATACGCAGGGTTCCATCGCTACTCAAGCGACCACGCATATTCTCGGTTTCGGTTGTAGCCGCGAGAACCTGATTGCAATATGTGTCAATCCACGATGAGGCGCGGGCGATCACATTAGAGAGTTCGGCATCCTGCACATCGGGGTCTTGAGAGTTGAATACTAGATTGTCAATATCAATAGCGGTAGGGGCGTTCTTGAACTCAGCAAGGGTCAGGTAAGGGGTGGAGAACTTATGTGTTGTGTTGGTATAAGCATTAGCCATTTATTTCTCCGCACTTTGAGCATTTCTTGAAGAATGAACCGAACCCGCAGGCTTTACAAGGAAAACCTACTGCCGAACTATTAGCGATTACGCCGCTTGCGCTCGCTACGCCTAAGCCTTCTGCCTTGAGTTTCTTGACCAGTTTAGGATCGTTGATATGGAGTAATCCATCTTTACCAACGAACTTGCTTTTCTTGCCATTGGGCGTGTTGATTGAAACGCTGGTCATACCCTTTGGTGGAATCATCTTTGTCATTGTTTGCCTCCTTTTATGAGAGAGAGCGCACCTTGCGATGCGCTCTCAATCGTTGTGATACTAAGCAGCCTTGATACCGGAAACTGCACCTGACCATGTTGGGCCATATGCAACGAATGTTCCACGGAAGTAGGTTGATGCTTCGTTCTGCAACTGGATCTTAGGCCAGTTGAGATATGTGTAATCCTGCACATTCACAGCAGCCCAGAGATTTGAAACCTCTGAGTTCTCGAATGGAAGGACATAAGAAAGGATTGGAGCAACGCCCTGTGGAAGGTATGGGTGAACTGTGAGATCCACGAGCTTACCTGTAACTTCGTTGTGGAGTGCATCAATCGTTGCGCCACCGACATAAGAGCCGGTTTCGCTCTGAGTGAGGTTCAAACGGTATGCAGATGTTGAGCCAGCAGACTTGATTGCATCTGAGAGCTGCTTACGATCTGAACCATTCATGAAGATCTCATCAGGGTTAGCGAGGTTGTTAGCGTACATTGCAGCAAAAGCAGTCTGGAACTCTACGCCAGGGTTGCTTGTTGAGAATGTGCTATTGATGTTGTTGTTGTAACCTGACTGTGCGCCAAGAACATAAGCCAAGATTCCGTCATAACCTGCTGAGTAAGCAGATGTGTCGGCAGCGTGGTTTGAAGCAACATCGCCTGTTGTAGCAAGAACGCCCTGAAGGGTGAACTTGAGGGTAGCAGTACGACCCTGATAGAACTTAGCAGTATCAGCAGGCTCAGAAGCGCCTACGCCTGAGAATACCTTGTATCCGAGAGCGCCTGAAATTGCTGCTGAAACGACAACATCGATAACCTGAGTTGATCCGTCTGGAGTTGCAGAAGCAACTGAAGATACAACTGAGTCACCGAATGAACCAGCATCAGAAGTAGCCTTGACCCATACCTTAGTACCAGCAGAAATAGGTGTTTCACCTGTAACGGCAGTACGAGCAGTAGCGGTGATTGTTGGAGCAGCAAGTGCGCCTGAGAATCCGTTACCAGCAGTTCCGCGACCCATCAAAAGCATACGCTCTTCAGCGAGCATTGTTGAGTAGAGGAGTGAGCGAGCAGAAGTCGCAATGAGATCCTGGTATCCAAGACCTGAATACTGAGCATCAAATGTTACATCATCGCTCAAGCCGAATGAGCTATAAGCGAAGATTTTATCGTCAGCAGTATAGGAAATCTTTGGGCCACGGTTGAGGTATAGAGGGTTAGCAGAACCATTAACTGCAAAGTTGTTCTGTGTAGTTTCTGTGATACCTGGGTGGATGTTTGATGTACCTGTGATCGCGTTAGTGAATCCTGTGATTCTCTTGATGCGGTGTGCAGTACCGACACCCTTTGTACGAGGGAGCTTGTTACGAAGTGGTGTTGGAACTGGTACGAGGTACTTAGCAGGTGCTTCGAGGTCGAAGGCTGCGAAGGATGAGTTAAGTGGTGATGTAAGGCTGATATCCTTGGCAATGTCAGCAGTTGATTCTGCGAGAGCATTGTTAAGAGCAGCAACTCCATCGGCTGAGAGTGACTTGTTAGCAAAAGCCTGTGGAAGTCCTGCATCCACCTTCTGCTTGAACATTGGGTCAAGGTTTGGCGCTGCTACTGCTGACTTAAGAGCAGTTTCAAACGCCTCGTTCTTGGCAGCCAAGTCCTTTGGCGATGTTTCGCCAAACATTTCTTGTGCGTTAGGCATTATTTTCCTTTTCGTTTAGAGTGTTAGCTTGTCGATACCGGCGGCTTTTAGTGCTTCGTTAGCCATTTCGATGTATCCACGAGCGAGCATTGGATCAGTTGAGGCATCTGCCTTAGCCTTGAATTGCAAAGCCTTGGTGATATTCTCATTTTGAGTATCTGGTGATTGCTTTGTTGCGGTGCGCTTTGGCCCACCTGCAACGGTTTTTTCTAGTGCCGTTGCTAGTTCGGTTTCAAGACCCAAAGCCTTCTCTACTGCTGACTCTTTTTCAGCAACTAGAGCGACTTTCTCTGCTTCAAACTTTTCCATAGCACTCTTAACGGCTTCT